CTATAGAACCCTGCTGCCATTTTTTTAGTTACTTCGTTTTGTGTCATCTTAATTACATGTGTAATTCTCTCACAATCTTTAAGATCAGATGCAAAGTATGGAACAACTAAATCTTCTGCAGGTACAAATTTAGATACAGGTCTTCCTTGTAAGGCATCGTAGTAAATTTTTTTAAATGTAGATCCTGATAAAGGTAAATAAAATAACATCTGATCCATGTCAGTTGTATAGTCTTCCATCTCCTCCATCAGCAGGTAGTTCATGTAATCTTTAACTCTATCTGCTTGTTGTTCGGTGGCCGGTGTTTGTAAGCCTACAACTTGTGTCCGTACAGGACCATCAGATGGTACAAGCTCCTTGTATGCTTGTGTTTGGAAT